TTAACTACCACCAACCATGATAAGTAAGACTTGCATAAGTTGACCTAGCGGTACTTGGATCACGACGATACCAAACGCATCTAGTACGGGTACGATAATCCAGTTGTAGAGAATGATTAAGGTGATCACGAACCCAAGGGCGTTACGCCAATGAAACGATACTTTTTCAATCTCTTCTTTGTTTACTTCTATCTGCCCTTCGGCATTAGTAGTATGTACATCTTTAGCTATAGTTTGTCTCTTTAGAAAGAAGTCCATTCCCTTAGATAGTAGTTCTGCGATAATACTAAACATTATTCAATTATTCCTATACAGTAAGCATAGAAGCGTTTACCTTTTACGAATAGTTCTGTTTTATCTAGTAGTACTACATTAAATTCCATATCACGTAATGACCATGTATAGGTATCACCAGTTCTTAATGCTTTCTGCTTTTCAAACATAACATTCATATAACTATTACTAGAATAACCGCTCTTGCTTAATTCCTTTTTAACTTTCTTATTCATAAAACAATTTTGAATTGGTTTACTATTTGCAAATGGTGTTTCACCGTTCAATTGGATGTACGGTGTTTCACCTTCAAAATGATCTTCTATATTCATCCTTTCTTAACCTTAAATACCCCTTGGATATTACTAATAACTATCATCGTGCCTTTCTCTGCTTCCTCATAGAAGTTATAAATCATTTCACGGCGTTTAGTTTCTCTTAAACCAATAACGCGTTTATCTCTCTTCTTAGCCTGAGTATCAATTAGCCTTTCTTTACCACCTTGTTTAACTACTTTATATCGGCCTTTACGAATGTTGTTTCTAAGTCCAAGTATGTTACCTTCTTTAGTAAGTCTAGCAGCACTAGTAGGGATAAACTTTTCAAATGATTTTGGTGTTACTATGATATCTCTAAGATATCGTGCCTGTAGTCTCTTAACTAAGATAGTACAGGTAACTCCACCAAAACTATTATACGAATATGTGAATAGAATAGCTCGCTTAGTAAAAGCTACTGCCCCTTTATCTACACTATCATTTATATCATTTTGCATTTTACTAGACAATTTACGCATTTGATTTACTAAATTACTGCGAAACTCTTTTTCTAGTTTAACGCCCTCTCTGTTTATATAACGTTTTGTCTTTCCAATGCCTGTAATGTTGCTCATAATAAAACCTCTATTAGTTCCTGAATGATTTTGAATGTTGCCCCGTTATCCTTCGGTAGTCTTGCCTTACACATAATAGCTTTATTGAGACAATCACTACGAGAACCGAAAATACCAATTAAGGTAGCTTCTACTACTGCTGCCTGATTAGCCGTAGGAAAACACCATAGTAGATACTTTTCGTACTCTGCCCCATTCTCTATCATTGTATTTACTGATTTACTACTACTAGTATAAACAGGCCAGTTAGATTCTTTTGTTGTCGGCTTTAGTTTCTTAATATCTTTAATGCCCTTATAAACTTGTTTCATTCCGATGTAGTAGGAATCATCTACTTTCATTAGATATACAAAAGCGGCATATTGACCGCTATTAATATCTGAGATACTCCATTGATCGGGGTTAAATGGTTTCCATTCCATAAATATTTCCATATAAATTAACTATAGGAATATTTAGTAATGGCAGATATAAAAGAAAGATTACGACTATATGAAGGTTCCCTAGATTATCAAAAACATCTTGGGTACTATAAAAACGGTAAATTCTGGGTTTATAAAGATTCACTTGGATACCCTACTATTGGGTACGGTCACTTAGTACAGAAAGGTGAAGATTTCAGTAACGGGATTACACCGATTGAAGCAGATATACTATTAGCTCATGATATCGAAAAGGCTAAAACAGGACTACGTACACTTAATCTAGGTACACTACCAAAAGATATTGAAGATTATCTAGTAATCATGGTATTCCAGTTGGGATTGTCCGGCACTAGTAAGTTTAAAAAACTACTGGCAGCGGCAAAGAATGGAGATCGTGAAGGTATGCGTAGAGAATCAAAAGATTCACTATGGTATAAGCAGACAAAATCACGCGTAGATGATATGAATAATCAATTAAACTGGAAATAACAAAGGGGCTTAATGCCCCTTTTTTACTTTTCTAAAATTGCTAAAATCCGTTCTACTTTAAGATCAAGCTTGTGAATATCCACCCGCATTTTATCTATAGCATCATCCAGATCTGATTGTTGTTGTTCTAATCGGTCGATATCTTTTTTTGAGTTATCTACAACACCTTCTAAATGTGCCAAACGAGAAACGATATCATCTATTTCATCAGAGTTACCTTTTAGATATGTGTATAGAAAACTAATACCAGCAATTAAAACAGCAATAAAATTATACCAATCCATATACTTTTTCCTTTGTTTTTATAAGTCATATAATGCTGTTCTAATGTAGAAGCATACACCAATATAGAAAGGTACATATGAATTACCCGTAGAGGATGTGATCATACTTGCTAAATCAATTTTAATTAAATTACCAACGGCTTTATAACAATATGAAGCAATGAAATATTCTGGGGGTGTTCCTGGGATCATCCCCTCTACCGCACTACCAGAGAAACTAGGCATAATAGCAATAGTTTGCCCTGCGTTTAGTACCGTATATCCACCCGCTACGGAATTGTTTTTTGTCACTGTCGCACGGTAAAGCTGTAGGGGACGGCTAGAGCCATTCCATACCGCCGTACCACTCGCATTATAATATGCTATATCATATGCCGTAGGAGCTACGACATAGTTACTAAAGACATACCAACGTACGGTAATTGGTCCCTGTGTACCGTTTAATTGGAATTGCCATGTACCATTCCTTTGTATTAAATAACCGCCAAAGTTACGCCCATCTAAATCACCCGTAGTTAATCTAGAAAATACACAACACGGGCGAGATGTAGCTACACCCGTATCATAATATTGAACATTACTATTTGCCGTGTAGCTCACGTCTTGCCTTTTAACCATATTAAGGGGTGTTTGATCTGGAGTTAACCAGTAAGTACCATCACTTCTTAATATTTGTCCACCATAAGCCATAATTACCTCCCCACGAAAACCCACAACATAGCACTAGAAGAAATACCATTCCAAGAAATAGTACTCCCACTTACTGTTACCGTGGGTTGAGAGTTGCCATTATTAACACCTACAATATATTGAAGGGTATAACCTGACGGGACTGTATAACTTTTAGAACCATTCGTGGGAGTGCTTAATACGTCCAAGTAGACCGCCGGATCTACTATTGAAACCATATCTGTACTACCTACTAAAACTTGTGTTCCATATGCCATTATAATCTCCCCATTCTTACCCTTAGTGTGCCACTTGCATCATAAACAGAGATACGATCACTTTCTATTGTCATGCGACCTTGACCGGACGTAGAACCATTTATAAGTATCGTACCTGCCTTATTTATCTGCCATCCAGTAGAGTTAGCTACATAGTTTGTAGATTGGATAGTACCCGCTATTTTAGCAGTAGTGATCTGAGCATCACCGATTTTAGCAGTAGTAATACTTGAATCTACAATCTTAGCCGCGTTCACACTTAGGTTTGCTATTTTAGCATTAGTAATACTACCATCTGCGATATAAGCCGTACCGATTGAACCAGATTGAATCATTGCTGTTTTTAGATATGTAGTACCGTTCACAATAGCGAATGGTGCTGTGCCTCCAGTAGTGGCCGCATCAGTCCCCGCAACAATAAATTTATTAGCCGCAAAATAGACCGCAGAGTTATTACTTGTACCCTGACTTGCTACAAGTCGAATACCCGCTACCGTACCATTAGCATTAACTTGTAATGAATAACTAGCATCTACTGTAGATTTATCGGCCTTAGCTGACATCTGAGAAGATACACTAGCTACGTTTTGGTTAGTGGTACTCAAATTACTGTTAGTAGTCGCAAGATTACTATTCGTAGTGTCTACACGTGCGTTAACCTGCTGTATAGAGGTTGCGTTAGCCGTCTGGTTATCACTTACGGTTTTCTGTAATGCGGTTACGTTTGCCTTGTTACCGTTCGCCGTAGTTTCTACGGTACTAATACGCTGGCTTAATGCGTTATCGGCAGTAGTATAATTCGTTGTGATTGTTTTTTCGCTCGCAACTATTTTAGCATCAGTCCTACCATCGCTTGCCGCAATCTTACTATCCGTTCTACTTTCACTTTGACTTACAATAGTACTAGCATACTTATTTGAAGTATCTACGGCTTCACTAATCGCATCATCAACACGTTTATCAAGATTTAGGATAGTATTGATTTCATCAGCATCTTCCTGTGTATATTGATAACGTGAATTAATCGAAATAGTTTGTTCTGGTGTATATACTACATTGTCTTGTCCGAATATATCAAAGAAAGCAATCTTAACTTTATAATCACCATCAGTAATATTAGGCACTGTATCAAATTCTGGTTTATTTGAAATGAATAACCTAGAAGTATTACCAGTTGTCATTGAAATAATACAGCCAGCATAATCACGTTCCTTTGATTTAGTCCAAGAAACGAATAGATTACCAAAACCACCACCTAATGTTAATCCGGTAGCCTGTACACATTGCTTATTCTCTACGGTAATTTTTACTTCTGGGGAATACGTACCCGTACTATAACCTTGTGCGATAATACCAATAGTTGGTTTACGGATCTTAGCTTCATTCAATGCTAGTGTATAATTGAAAAAGTTTTCCTGTGTGTAGAATGTCTTAACAAGGCTAGTACCGTTATATACGTTGATAATGTAATAACGGAAGTAATCATTAAAGGCACGTCCATTTACACGGATATTTTTCTGATTATCCCAACGTATATTGAAATCACCCGAATCTGTTACTAGAGCACTAGCCGTATTATTAGCAAGTACTACACCAGTTACGGCAGGTAGTGTAAAGTTAAAACCAGCTACGATACCCATTAGGGTTAATTTATCAGACTTACGGTTTAATATGTTATAGGCTTCAACCGCGTAATCATAGCTAGCCGTACTATCTAATCCATAGATATCAAATTCTGTAATTGCTGGTGCGGTACTACCTGCTAAAGTCCATACGTTCGTACTAGACAATTTATAGTACACATAATATCCACGTACATTAGGATCTACTGTAGCGTCCCAATCGACCGTAACCACGTTACCAGTAGTAATAGAACCTTTACGGTTTACACTTAGGTTTGTTGGTGGGATAACAGTTAGTACATTACCAGCACCACCAGTAATAGAACCAGCAGGAGGGAATACTAACCCGTCCGTACCATCAAAGATAGCATCTGGATATTCAACGGCTGAGATCTGGCAATAACCAATATTCTGTTGATCTGTTGCTACAGATTTGTTAAGGATTTTAAATTTACCATTAATACCCAATTCTTTATTCTGAATAGTAATAGCATCCCATACTTTAAGATCCCATGCTTCACTAGATGTAAAGGTAACAGTTTTACCCGCAAAGCGTGCCTTACGTAATTCACTGTTGGCAATCTTCTCTACGGTAGCTTCTGAATAAATCCAGGAGAAATCGCGGCTTAGGGGGATTACTTGACCATCAGATTTAATAACATCATCTGTACTAATATCAGCAGGAATACGAATTACATCACTTGCGTATGAGTTCTTAACAGAGGTGAATTGACAATCTAGGGTATTGTAGTAGTCCTGATTTCCCGACGTAGTAACTTTTAAATCACCAACAATATTAGATTCATCAAATGTATGAACTGATAGAGTTTTACGGTCTACTGTTAGGCAAATTTGTCCGGCGTGTACATATGTAATACCAGCAAAAGTCTGTAGCATGTTTTCGATATTCTTTTTATAAGTATCTTGATAACTGATAGCACCATTTGAATATAACCCAACACTATTACAATATGCCGCACACTCGATAAATGAATCGGTGTTAATTAATTGGGTATCTAGTCCCATACCATAGATAGGGTTAGTTAGATAATCATAAATCTGACTAACGGGGCATGACGTAGCAAATTTAGTACCTGTGTAGAAGTCATAAATCTCTTGGCCTTTTAGTTCAACTGTCATGTTATAGTTATCATTCGTTAGAATGTTATTCTCTAATGAATTCTGTGTTTTCTTAATTACGGCATATACGGCTACTACACCCTTACCATAAAATTTATCTGTCCACTTAGTACCGGCATATTGTTTAGCAAGTGTAGAAGTAGTTGTATAATCATCAGATCCAAAGCGTACTTCTAATTGGAGTACATCACGGAATTTCTCTTGTAACATACCAGCACTTACTACACCATCTGCTTTAATTGGAGTTTCTAGTACGGGAACGTTATCGAAAAAGATTTGTTCAATATACTTTTCAACACCTGTAGAGGCTACTACCTGTGCGGAGAAGAAATATTGAGAACTACCATTTGGTACGTTATACCAGTTATTGATAGTACCAGTTAGTACGAATGAACCATTTTTATTTGTTTCACTCTTATGTGGTAATTGACCACCATATATGACGGGTAAACCAGTTGTACCCGATGTACTACGGCTTAATGATGAAGTTACATCACCGTAACCCTGAGCACCAATCTGTGAAAGCATACTAGTAGCTACTAGTGATACCGCACCTGCGGCAGCACCCCAACCAATAGCGGCTAGTGCTGTACCACCGCTAAAGTAGACGGCAGCAGCAACTACTACCGCCGTTAGAACTGCGGAAAAAATACCGCCTAATCCACCACCACCCATTTTATTTCCTTATTCTGTAATACGTACCATCCTTACGTTTTGGTACTAGTTTAAATTCTGTATGTTCTGTATTTACCCCTAGTAGGCGTCCAGATATGACAATACACATAGTGTGAGCATCAGCAGGATCTAGCCAGATATCCCCATCAATGGGATGTGTAACGGCTTCTAAGCGGTCTTGAATTAATTCAAAGGTAGTTTCTACCCCTAGTTCCTTCAATTGCTTCAAGCCCCCTTTAAGCGTCTTAAATCGGCATTGCGAATACCAATTTGAACCCGTTAATAGATCGACAAGTTTTAGTACTACGACATTACAATCATTAGTACCCTGTTTGAATGGGTTATCTAAGGCATCCTGACAAATTTTAACTACTGCGTTATGATCCATTACTTATATCTCCACACTTGATCTTCTTTGTTTACTTGTCCAAGCAATGACATAATTTGATCACCTGGATAATATGATTGGTAAACACTATTTGCCGCTAGGGTTTTTGGTGTACGGTCTAGACGTTGATAGATACTATTCACGGTTACTTTCATTTCATTAACTTCACTGAATGGGTTAACCGTACATTCAAAGTTTTCTACATAGCCAGAAAATAGTAATTGGCTGTATAGTGGTTCGCTGGTATAGGGGTTTAGGATAACGAGTAGGATATTAATCTTGGCATTATCAAGATCACCCGCCATAGCAGCAATACGAGTAGCGTTATCTACGTTAGAAACAGTGAAATCAATTGCATCATTGCTAATACCTTTTTCCTCTGAGAATGAAGGTAAAGAATCCTGTACTAAGTCTGGGAATGGGGTATATGTTTTGCCGTCCATTTCTAGGGTAGCAAAACCATCATTCCAATAGATAGCACTCATAGAACGGGGCAATACTTCAAAGGCCGTTACGTGAATTGCCAGATCCATGATATTAGCGATGGTTAGTACAGTCTTATTACCACCCATAAATTGATTCCAATATTTGATTAAATCGGGATTAGTTAGTAAATCATCCATTACAAATTCTCCGTAGCGTTGAATTGAATAGAGGTAACATTACTAATACCCATATCAAAGGTTTGATCTACGTCTAGACGGGCTTCAATTACGAGGTTGTTATAGTTGATTACTTCATTCACCCCTACGTTCTGGCGTAGTTGTGGGAAGATAGTGATACTATTAGCCGTCTTAGATACGATTTGATATAGCTTTTTATGGCTTGTGAATTGAATCATATCACCAGCCTGTAAGTTATTCGTATTAGTACTAATTACCATTGAACCAGTAGTAGCGGCAGCGGTAGCAGTTACAGCACCAGTTTGTGTACCCTGATATAGTCCCGCACTACCTAGGGATAGTGTAAATGGTTTACCTGCCTGGTATTCTGCAATGAATGCCTGAACCTCACGGCGGTTTTTTACTTCAAAGTTAAGTGTGAATTGAAGTTTGTAGTATTGAATACCAACTAATCTACGTAGTTCTACACCCGTCCACGCCCTTTGTGAATATTGGGGTACGGTACTAGATAGAGTTACATTGGTCACTTTAATTGAATTAGTGAAAGTCGCCATTTTTATTTCCTTATAAAATGTCTCCTGTATTTATAATAAAAAAGGGAGCCGTAGCCCCCTTGGATTATGTATTTCTTTTCTGACTAGATCTAACAGCCTGTGCTACGTTATTCTGGTTTTTCTTCATCATCTTATTCCAAGTTTCTGGATCGTCTACGTTACCTTTAACTATTAGTGGGGAATAGATAGTAATACCATCACCACTACTACTAGAGTTATTAGATTGATTATCAAGAAACGCCGTAAGCTTTTTATTGGCTTCTGGTTGTACGATACGTTCACCATTTTTAAGCATGAATGATTTATTATCATAACTTGCTGGCACTGAATCTATACCGCCGTGGAATTGACCACTACTAGCACCCTTAGCAGTTGAGATAATACTCATACCTAAACTAGCAATCTGGGCATAGTTTGCCAATGAAGCAGGGAAAGGAGTTGCTAACGCCTGTGCTAAAGCAGATTGAATAGATAGTACAGTCTGTGCCATCGTAATACCTTTACTGATACCAAAGGCCACCTGTGCGGCGGCTGAACTTTGACCAAAAGCAGCAGCCATACCATTAGCTAGACTGTCGGCAGTGTCACCAAAGATCTGTAATTGTGCCTGTGCGTTCTGGTTTTCAATATCGATAGCCTGAGCGTTATACTTAGCCGTAATTTCTGCCTTACGTTTTTCATAATCTTCATGACCTGCTAATAGTAAGTCATTCTGTTTTAATTCTAATTGTAGGGCTTCATTATTATCTGCTAATTGCTGTTTAGTATTTGCGGTGGCAGCATCAGAGAATGGATTACTACCAGAGATACGTTGATTCTGTTGATTAGCAAGATACCCTTTCTGGTTATCATTAAGAGCACCCGAACCAATTAGAGTATTAGTGTCTTTTAGTCCCTGGTTAGGGTCTGTATAACCAATCATTGAATTAGTCATTTCAAGACGTTTAGCAGCACCCGCCACCATTTGATCATTCAATATCTCTTTTAACTTGGCATCACTTAGACCTAATGTTTTAGCAGACTTTTTAATAGTTGCTACTATTTCGTCTTGTTGGCGTTTAAACTCTGCTAATTGTCGCTGATTCTCCCCGACCGTTTGATCTGATAACACTTTATCTAGTGCTTTTTGTGCGTCTATACGTTCCTTAGCGGCTTTATCAGCAATTGCTTTCTGTGCCTTGGCTGCGGCTTCTGCGGCCTTACGTGCCTGTTCTGCGGCTTTCTCTTGCTTCTCTTTAAGCTTAAACGGATCTTCAGCTTCACTATTAGGTACTACTGTTGCTTGCCCTAGTGGTAGATTTGGGTTTACCTGTGGGGCTTTTGGTTTAGGTGTGTTATCTGGAAATAGTCCAGTAGCATCTAAACCAGCACTAACAGCACGGCCTATATAGTAGTTTGGATTAAGATATTTTATAACATCATAAGTTGCTAATGCTTTATCTTTGAGTGAGTCAAAGAAAGTATCTGGGGCTTCTTTACTATAAGCATCTAACATATTATTAGTTGCTTCAACGATTGGCGTTAAACCCTTGAATAAGTAATCCTGTGATGTGGTTTTTAAATCACTAAGATGTTTATCAAATTGTGCGTATACCTTCGCTTGATCTTCGGTAACAGATACGGTTTGTTCTGCGATCTTATTCCATGCTTCGGCAGCGTCTTTAGATTCATCTAGTACACCAGTAAGGCGACTACCATCACTAACCCAAGATTCAAGAAAGAATTTCTGATCCCCAACACTAGCCCCCGCTTTTTTCAAGTCATAGTACGCTTGTATTACTGCCTTAATACCACCATCTTTATCATTTAGAAACTTACTATATTTCTTCGGATCTAAACCTACAGAAATCATATCATCGGCAATACCGCCGCCATTGCGGTACGCATCAGAAAGTTTATCAAGTGCGTCCTGATTAATATCAACAAATTTATCAACACCAAATCCCGTAGCTCTAAATGCCTTTTCCAGTTTCTGTAGTTCTGTAACTGATAATCCAGATTGTTTGGATAGCTGGTTTAATTCCCGTACTAGATCATTAGTCTTTAAAATTAATCCAGTGACGGCAGTAGCAGCAGTAAGAGAAACAGCAGCAATACCACCAACACCCGTACCTATTTTACCTAAAGTAGCCCCTACATCAGAGGATAGGCCACCTAGTGATCCACCTACCTTTTTACCAAATTTATCTAGGTTCTTTTCGGCGTCACCTAATGCCGCTTTTAATTGGGTTGTGTCACCCGTCACCCTTACTCTAATGTTTTCATCATTTGCCATTATGCTTTCCCTTTAGCTGTTCCATGCGAGATTTCATATATGATTGAGTACTAATTTCATTCTGTTCAATCTCGGCTTTCTTACGTCGTTCTATACGCTCTTTTGTTGTACCCTCACCAAAAATACCTAAGAAATCATAATCAGAAGTTTTAATAGACTTAGCAATGTCTTTAGTCATATTTGGATTATTGAGGGTTATTGTTTGGCATAGATACGCGTGCTTTAGCATATCTATATGTGTACCCGATGGTTCTACATACATATCATAAACCATAAGGTATTCTAGGGTTTCTTCATCAATATGTTTAAACTCATCGGGTGTTAAACCTCGCTTATTAATCATCTTTAGGTAATAGCGTAATTCTGGGGAGGTGATTATTTTTTTTCGATTTCGTTCGCCACATCTTCTGTTAGGATTAAATCTAATACTTTACCGTATAATTCATTTGCAAATTTAACATCGATTTGAGTCACATTTACACGACCATCAATATCTTCTGTAGCGAAAATCGGATCACCGTTTTCATCCTTAACACACAAAACAATAGATTTCTCTAGAGTATCGCAAAGGGAATAATCTTTAATAGTTGGGCGATGAATCCAGAATGTAACACCATTAATTTCTACTTCATGTAGTTTTGGCTTCATTGCGTTTTTAATTTTATCTAAGTAGTTCATTTACATAATCCTTTATATTAGTTTGGGGGCATCTAGCCCCCTATTTGTTATTCACCTTTCGGTAGTAGACCTTCTTCAAGTGGAGCACCATCGATAGCTAGAGTGAAAGTAGCTTTTACTACTTCATCTTTTGAACCTTCGGTAGTTGCGGTACTAACAAAAGCACGATACGTTTCATAAAAACCAGTAGTCATAGTGCCGTTTTCATAAGCTTCTAGACGGATCTGGCAGCGGGTTTGATCGGTAAAGTGTGATTGTAGAAGTTGGTGTACTTCGTTATCAGGTAGTAGGTTTACTTGTAGATCAATATTAGCGATCGACTGAGTACCCAATAGTTTACGGTTATAACTTTGATTATATGTTACAACATCAATAACGGTTGATTCTTTAGAACCCATTACAAAACTTGCTAGTTCTGGGATCTCTTTAAAGTCAGTAGCTACGGTAGCACCATTAGTACCAATGAATGCTTTAATATGACTACCAGCAAAAATATCCATTGCCATTTTTATTTCCTTATATAAGTTAGATTTGGTAGGGCAATTCCATTACCCTACTCTGTATTATTTATCTTGATTTAGTAATTGCTGTACTAATGTTTTTAGTTCATCAATTTGTGCTTGTTGACTTTCAATAGTATTTTCTAATGATTCAATTTTGCTAGCTTGACTATCTTTAATAGAGGTTAGCTCTTGAATAGCACCGAAAGTATCAGACATTAAAGCCGTCATTGAATAGTTAAGATAAGCCCCTTCAACATCCGGTGTGAATGTATATAGATCATCAATTCCCGCTATTTGTTGAGCGATAAAACCACGATCACGGCGTCCTTCCCAATCCCATGTAAATTCAACACATCCAATAGCATTAATTCGTTCTAGAGCACCTTCTTTAGCTGGTACTACATCTGACTTTAAACGAATATCTGAGGCTACCTGTTGTACGGTTCCCTGTGGGCCGGAAATAGTACCGTTAGTATTGAATACCGTATTATATACCGTTCCTGAACCTGTCCCATCTGAGCGAGATTGTATTACTACAGCACCATTACTTTGTAAGTTCATATTATTATTAACTTTACTGTTATATAGTACAACGGTATTATCACCACCACCGTTACCTACATACCAGCGACGGTTAGCAATGGTATTACTATCATCCGTCATAGCCATAATATAACAAGCACCACCTACTGACTGTATTAGTCGAACTGCTTCACCGTTTTGTTGAATCTTTAATTGTCCTTGGTTGACCGCACCCATATATGCTTTTTCTTTCCAAGTCCAACCATTATTACCCATGAAAAAACCATCCCAAGAACGTTGTTGTACGTACTTGCTTGCTGAAGCAGTAGGGCGTCCACCACGGTTGGTTACTACATATGTAGTATCACTTGTTACTCCACCCAATGTATTTTCATTTGAGGTGTAATAAAAACCAGTTGGTGTAGTTTCCCCAAGAGAATTAATTGGTGTGCTTGACTGTGCAGCCAAATCAATACCTAATCCATACGATCCCCTCTGTAGGATAATATTCCAATCAGACCATGATGAAGGACTAGCAACATAGTAAGTTCGAACATATATATCATTACTGTTATATGGGAAATAAAGTTGTGTACAACCCGCAACACCATTAGCACCATTTCGCTGTACTAGCAATGAACCTGCCTGATTTACTGGATAATTATTAGCAAGAGTCGCTACAACGTTCATTGAGCAATAATAAAACCCAGGATTAGTACCGTCTAAACTATTAAGATTATCACTAGCACTCAATGAACTGCGTTGAAATTTCATTGCATTAAGGTTTATTAATGCTTGATCGTAGTTACTCGCACCTGTACCACCATGTTCTAGAGATAAATCGTTAGTAAGTGCCAATGTGGGAATATTAACGTTTGCCGCATAAAAATACATATTGCCTAATGAAGTTGCACTACCACCGCCAACACTAATACGCCCATCATAATCTGAGGTAGTGCCGGAACTATGGAAATCAATATATGAAGTCCCAGCAGTCTTTAATGAACCAATTTCAATACCTACACCAGAAGAGGTAGCATTCTGACCAAAATTAATAATTTGAGCATCGAATGTTTGAATGCCTGACCAGGTATTAGTACCATTTAGTACGGGTATGGTAGAACCACTAGTACCCACATCACGAGTCGCTACAGTTCCAAGACCTAAATTAGTACGGGCAGTTGCTACGTTGGTAACGTCTGATAGGTTTTTAGCACGTGCCATATAACCCGCATCACTCTCGGCTTTTGAATAAACACTAAGATTGGTACGGGCAGTTGCCACATTAGCTACATCTGATAGATTACTGGCTTTTGCAAGATATTTAGAATCATTTTCTGTTCTAGAAGATACTCCTAAATTAGTACGGGCTACGGCTTTATCGGTCAAATCAGATAGGTTACTTGCCTTAGCTAATTTACTATCAGCACTTGTCTGTACGGCAGTTACTTTAGTATCTACGGTAGTCTTAGAATATACATTTAGGTTAGCACGTGCCGTATCAACACTTTCAAGATCACTAAGATTATTAGCAATAGTTAACTGTGCGTCATTACTTACATTACCTAAACCTACATCAGACTTATCAAGAGTGATATTAGTAGTTAGTGCTTTACCATTTACTGTACGGTTAATTGGTACATATTGGCTTTGAATCTGTGTAGCAGTAAGTATACGAGTCCATGCGGTTGTGGCGTTCTTGGCATATAGGCTTAGTGTACCGGATTTAGTCATTGCGAATTCTGCTACGCTAGTACCGTCTACAAGGCCGATACCCATCATATCAGCACCAGCGGGGTTTCCCGTTTGACCGGATGGTACTTTGATAAAGCTATTACCTTCTGGTGTCACTGGTTGATATTGGGGAACGTCCGTACCATTACTACCAACACCATATGAACCTTCATATAGAGGTTCTAGGGAATCAATAGTTCGTAAGGATACTACTAGATCCTGTGGGGTAAATGTGTAAGTCTTGCGTACTACTTCATCTTTTGAACCAGTAACGCTACCCGCCGTGATATAACCAGCTACTGCGGCATAATCTATAGTACCGTCAGTTTGGCGATAGTTTAGGATTACTTGAAATAGTTCGCGTGTGTCCTGTTTATTATCAAGATAGACTGTACTAGCCTCATCTGGTACGTAGTTAACAATGATTTCAAAAGGTGAGATATTTTTATTACTTAATAGTACAGTAGTGTAGGTACTATCATATGTTTCATAGTTAACTTGAGTACTATTAAGTTGTAAAGTTGGCATTGCTGAAAGATTTGTAATCTCATATACACCAGCACCAACGGGTAAATTATTTGCGGGATCATCACTATATAGTAGTTTGAATAGGTTCCCTGTGATTAGATTTGCCATTATGAATTCCTTTTCTCTGTAGCTCTGATATTTATTGAGAATCCTAGAGATACACTTCCCGTAGTTGGATCTACTACTACGTCCGATTGTTCATATGAATAAGTTAGTAGAATTAAACCAGCTTCAACGAAAGCAGTAGCTTTTAGAGTTTCAAAGGCCGCAATGATTTGATCATAGGTAACACTAGGGGCTGTATTCCCACTTTCTGGTTTAGGACTAACAATATATTGAACGGTGAAATTACCTACTTGGCGTGGATATTGACCATAGTTAACGCTTTCGAAATCAAAATTAAATGCGGCTTCTGCGAATACATCGGCTTCACGCCCTACTGTCATATCCTTTGTTGATTTAATTAGTTCTTTAAATGTTTGTCGTACCTTTGTTACTAGTTGGCTCATTAATAATCCTCCGCGAATGATTGCCCTTCTTCGGTTCTATAATAGATATCAACCATTCCCGATAGATCATCTACAATGTTATATACAATGTTATTTACCCCACGGACTACTAGTACAGTGCCAATTACTATATCAGTTGTATCGACTTTCTTTGCTGTGCAATATTCTTCATAACCTTCAATAAAACCACCCGTACCAGTAGAAATAGAAACGGGAACCGTTTCAAGAATTCCTTGAAAAGTGGTTCCCGAAATGGTTTGAACGGTTTCACCGAAAGCTTTTAAAAACATATTACATTCACTGTTAGTAAAAGCTCTCATAATGTTATGCCGCTAGTTTAAGTACTAGGAATGCTTCTTCGTGTGCTACAGCGTGATCGATGTATGCAAAAGTACGTAGTGCAATACCTTGTGATGCACGATAGGTAGTATCATCACGATCTACAGTTAGGCCACCCCAAGATGCTAGAATTACATTTGAGAAGTCACCAAAGATGATAGACCCAGCATCTACCTGTGTAGACTCGATTACACGTACAGAGTCACATAGATATGCTTCGAAACGATAACCTTCAATCATGAACTTAGCAGCGGTGTTACCACTAACGATAGTAGAGCGTAGAACTGCTGCGGTAGTTGGGTGTACGATAGCAACTACGTTATCAACACGTACATTAGCTGCGGCTAGTTTACCTAGTGCGTTCTGTACATCTTCCTGAGTAATAACAGCAGTTAGAGTATCAGAAGGAGCAGCGGCAACGATTTGACCTAGAATTTCTTTTTCTAGTTTTAGGCCAGCACCACGAACCATTGCATCTTGTACGTAGCGTTCTGCGGTTTCTGCGGATTTAATTAGGGTACGGGTAATTGGAACGGAACCAGAGAAAGTCTTAGGCTTCATTACAATACGTTCCCATTTAGTATCTACTAGAGGACTATCAGCACCTTCATCAATGAAAGCGAACATAGCAGTAAAGTCGGCAGATAGTTTAGGTAGAACTAGATCACCTTCACCTTCTAGACCAGAGAAAGTCTGAATTGGTAGTTGTGCAAATACAGAGTTAGCACGTAGAACATCGATATAAGAATCTACATACACTTCTTTAACTAGAGCACCACCTGTAGCGGTAGCAGTAGAAGTAGCACGTAGTTGGTTCATTGGTACTTCAATTGGTGCACCTTCAAATGCTTTACCTTCTTGAGCACCACGAATTAGACCATTAATAACGGATTTTTCCATTTTGTTTTCCTTAACGTTAATAGGATTGTTTTCTTTATTTAGTGAACGTTTGAAATCAGATACGCTAATTCCTTTAGCGATTGCTTCTGATACATCCACGTTTAGTACTTGACCAATAGAAGTAAGTTCGCGTTTACGCTCTTGATCTGCTTTCTCTGCTTCATCTTCCATATCTTCTGGATGATTAGCAGCACCATCAGCATCTTCAAAATCGCCTACATCACGAGTATCTTCGCTTTCTACTGGATCATTACTATTTAGTGTTTCAGGCTCTACGCCTTTATTTTGTAGTTTAGCTAGAAGATCTGGACGTTTTGATAACATCTCTTCTAGTTCACCATCACTTAATTCAATATTAGCTACGCCGCCGTTTTCATCGTTATCTACTTCAAGCGTTTCTTTAATATCATAAGCTTCATTATCTAGGCGGGTTTCTTCCATGCCTTCTTGTTCTTCCATGAGTCTTTCCTCTGTAGTGGTTTCTTCACTACTATTTAGTGATTCATCCTCATGTGCTGTAGCTAGTTCATATTCCAAAGTTTCACTACGTCCAATACCAGCATGTAGATCGGCGGGTACAGTAACTAGTGAAATCTCGGATGGTTCCCAACGGGTAACAACAATATTATTACCTGCTTCAATGCGGTAATCGTAAATGTTATAACCCACACTAACATGTGATAGAATTCCCTCTTGAATCATGTCCCACATAGTATTACCTAGTCCGGTCTTACTAATACGTAATGTGGCACGACAAACGCGATCCGCATCAATAGAAGTAGATTCAACTACACCTAGTAATTTATCGCGATCATGATTAAAGAGTACCGCACCCTTATTATTAATACGGGTACGATCTACAGAGTTTTCATCACATAGGAGGATTTCAAAATATAGTTCACCATTGAGTTCACGGCTTACTGGTGTTTCTGTTGCAAATGCTACTTCAATAGTACGTTTATCAACATTAACCGCCGTCACTGGTACGGTCTGTTCCCTCTTCTGGTTCTTTAGGTTCAATTCCATTTGTATTTCCCTGTGTATTTGTTTCCTTCTCTTTTTCAATCTCTTCTAAAGTAATGCGAGGATCACCACCCATTTCACTAATGATTTGAGTTTTAGATTTTAGTCCTGCGTCTAGTAACATAATCTCGGCCTGAATATCCTTAGTTGGATCTAGGGAGATTGGTTTTACTGGAATATAGCGAGCACAAATAGCATCATCGAAATCACTAAAAGAGATATTGAGATTACTATTATTTAGCATTTCGCATTTCATCCATTCTAGATAGATTGGTTTTAGTACTCGACTAATTAGGACATTACTACGAGTTCTAAATGTGGTTGCCTGTAGGCGTTCTGCTAATTTCGCGGCTGAGAAACTAGCATCAGCAGTAGAACCCATTAGGGATTGTTTAGTGACGTTTAGACCCATTGCGATTTGATCCATTAGTTCACTAGTGAATTCACTAATCTTATCAGCACCATTAGAAGGGTTAACAGTTTTGATATCCTGGTTCTTACCTAGTTCATATACCGCACCAGCTTCAAGATATTCTGAATACGTAGCCGTACTATCAGATTCACCCGCCGTTAGTTCTACTTGGTCTGTATCATTATTATTATTAGTAATGTACGCCGTAGTACTTGCAGAAATACGTTTCGCGATTAGTGCCGCCTCGGTGAAGTTCTTTAGATCTTCCATAGTTTTGCTAGTACTAATCATATCCGGTATCCCGCGTTCCTGTCCCATCTGTTGAGGGATGAAGTAATGGCAGATTTCCTTAGCCGGAATAATTTCAAATGCCGTAGCATCATATGTATACGTAATAGGGTTATATATACAGAAGTAGTAATTTACGGGTTTATGGTATTGGTCAAATTCAATACCATTACTGATATAGTTACCATTATCTAACCACTGATTATTTAGTTGAGTTAATCGGGCTGCATCAATGATTTCAAGTTTTACTGTGTTATTCACATTATGAATACGGATAAAACATTCACCGTCCTGTACTCGAATCTTCTCTACTGTCTGTTGGAAGATATCAAAGGTTAGAGAACCATCCAGGCTAAAGCGGTCTGCATCATAAGCCCAACGATCAAAACGCTTTTCTAGACGCTGTGAGAGGCTCTGTAGTTCGTCCTGAGTCATACCCTCAATAGTTGGGGCTGGCTTAATATAAACGCCCTCCGCACCTACTACGCCATCTACTGATAGGTTCATATACTTACTACCTAGTGGATTCTTTAGTACGGCTTCACGTGACGCATTACGCCAATCACTAAGGAACCAGCGGATCAAGTTATTAATATTTTGTGAACCTGTACCGGAAGTAAACCCAAATGAAATTACGGGGGTACTCATACCACGAACGGCCTGTAGATCTCGCTTCATATTAGATTGAGGTTTATCAATTAGGCGTTTCTTACTTGGAGTAGCTCTTACTTGTGGTTGCGGTTGTGGCTGTACTTGTTGTGGTTTTTTCTTCCAAAACATTAGCGTGTTCCCCATCTGTTAGGATAATTAGGATCACGAAAAACAGTTACACTCTTAAATGGTTTACCATTACCATTTACGGGTAAATCGTTCATACTAGCCCATAGAGCATTTGCACGTTTAATATAACGGATACGCATATTCTCTAGGTTAGTTAGTGTTTCACTAATTAAAGTCTTGTTATTAATTGTTGTACTATATACACCACCACCAGCTACACGATCTGCGATTACTTGATCTATTTCCTTAATCATCTTTAGCAACTGTGAGTACTCATTAGTGTACTTAGCTGGATTAATGATTTCAGAAACAAAATTAATAGTTTTAGTACCGCTAATCTGTACACAAAATAGTTTATCGTTTGGAATATCCATATCAATAGTTAGGGTGAATTCCCTAGCTACTGAATCTGGATTAGTGAGAGTGACGGAAGCACCACCCGTTAGATAATTTACTACTAGTGTTGTTTTGGCTGGAAGTGTTACCGTCTGATCATATGGAACTGTAAGCATATAGATTTTTTCTGGTAAAATGTTTGCCATGTTTATTTCCTTATTTACCGAACCACCTACTACCAGTAGTTGTACGTTTCTGTACTACTTTAGGTTTTGTCTGTGGTTTTACTTCGGGTTTAGTTTCTTCTTTATTTATGCTTTCTGTTTTAACTACTTCTGCTTTATGTGTACGTAGTTTTCTATATGGCTGATTTGTACCTAGTACAGTCATTGCGTATTCACGTGCTATCATCGCATATACTAGACAGTCTAGAGCTTCATTTCGTTTCTTCCCTTTCTTTAATCCCCACATTAATCTACCACCCTGCGGTTTTAATTCCTCGGCGGTTAATTGTTCAAAGTAATCATGAGGTAGAGAACTACTAAAGTGTAATTGTGTCGGGGCTTGTTCTGGATTATCCCCTAACATATGGTTTAGTAATTTACGAATTGTAGATTTCTGTTGTTGTCCATTTAAGTTAATTATGCGTTGTTTGCCCTGCGTAGTAGATTTCTTAAAGAGTTCGCTATTAGGTGATTTAGCACCTTTAATTGCGTGAAACTTTGAATAGCGACTACAGAAACGATATACAGTCTGTGTGGCGTTACCAGAGTCAATAAAGTTAGCTAGTGTGGGAATAGCTCTACCCGTACTAGTTACAAATTGTTGCTTGAGGAATTTCTCTAGCTCATTCCATGCGGGGGCTTCTTCCTTAGTACAATCATGTGAGTAATGGATCTCGTGACCTAATACCCATACATTCTTTTCATCAAAGGCAATTACGGTAGTCTCTAGACGGTCTAACTGCTGGTCTGTTGAGGTACAGATAGCAAGGGCTGAATCTGGTATATGATGTAGGTTGAAAGAATTATCTCTATGTTGTTCTAGGGCAATTACATCTACTTCTTTCTGATATTCATCTTCATAGATTTCACCTAGTTCATTGTTCATGAAAGTTTGAAGATTGAAGTTATAAAGAGCATCGGCATAACGTGCGGTCATTTCTTCGATAGTACCCAATGGTGAGTACATACGTGATATACCGAATCCTACTACACCCTTTTCACCATTTGGATTAGTGGCGATCCATCGGCCTTTATCTACCATCTGGTGTCTTTTATGTTCACTAATTTCTTCCTTACAATTAGGGCAAATTAATTTAGCCGTAGTTGAATCGGGAATTGCCCGACCATTATCTAATTGCTTAAACTTAAACTGTACTTGTTCCCATTCAAATTTATATTCATGACCACAATCATGTGTTACGAACCAGTAGCGTTTATCAGATAGATTGAATTCACTATTGATTAGGTCATTCTTAAAAAGTGGTGTACTTGCTACTACTGTTAATGCGTCCTCACCAAATGTAGATGTACGCCCTTCTGCTAGTTTAATTGGGTTGCCTTGCTCGCCAATCTCTAGGTTTGATACTTCATCTAGTAGTACGGTTGAACATGTAATACCACGTAGATCTTTTGGGGTATTCATATTAAGCCAGTAGATAAACGTACCATTACGTAGTTCTGTTTGTTTGGCGTTATTGGCTGCGGCCTTATCTGATTTACTCGTTACGATATTTGATAGTACGGGAGAGGTTTCTACCACTGGCATAAACTTACCCTGTTTAAACTTTTTAATATCATCTTCACTACTAGAGGCAAAGGCAAAGTTTGCGGGATCGTTATACATTTTATTAATTGCTATGGCGGTCATTACTTGGGTCTTGAGGAGTTGCGAGCAAGCCTGTATAACCACCTTCTTAGTAGTTCTATCCTGTGCTACATCCATTGGTTCACATTGGAAATTCCAAGGTACATAGTCTAAGCCCATTCCTGGACCATCAATTAGTTTCATTACTCCACTAGTTTTAATCCAATCACTCGTTTTCTGTTTGATCGGGGGTTTCATCGTCGGAACTACTTTCATCAGTAGATCCGTTAATTTCATCTTGTTGTTCTTCTTCATCTAAGATTTCCATATCTTCGGGTAGTTCGAATTCCATATTTCCTAGATCAATTAATGTTTCATCAATTACATCTTTTAATCTGTCACGTAGATCTTTTGCATTATCCATTGCGAATAGTTCTAGATAAACTTTACTTGGAATTGAACGCATTGTAGTTTTTAGTTTGAATAGGTAGGCTGTTAGTACAGTCTCTATATATTCACTACTGATTACGGTATTTTCTTTTTGAGCTAATTCTAATTCTGCTAGGCTTGCTTCTGCCTTTAGTTTCTTTAGTCGCTCTTGTTCTATTTGTTCTTTAGTGTCAGTGTGGCGTAGTGGGTTAATAATATTCTGTACTACCCATTCTCTAGTGAGTGTGTGATCTACATCTTTACCAACGGGCATACCACGATCCCGCCAACCACGGACTGTACTTTCATCATAGCCATATTCCTTGGCTAATTGGTTCATACTAATTGAATTTGTTTTATTCATATTTTATTCACTTTTTATTCATTTTCGCTTCGGGGAATTGTTATAATGTAACATATAATTATTACAATTCGCGGCTGAAAACTCGCATTTTAGCCCCTCCCGAGGAGGAACCATCAAAAAACTTGTTATATTTCAATGGTTTATGATATTTGCGAGTTTTTCTCATTTGGGCTAGTACCAAATCGTTTTATTCACTTTATTGAATAGAAATTCACTTCTAGCCTGACGCTCTGTGACGCTCTGTAACGCCCTCTAAGCAACGCTACTACCTACCCTGTGGGGTATCATTAACCCTATGACTATTGATTAACTGAATAGCTGTATAGTCGCTTACGTGGCATCCTTCTATAGTGTGATCACTGATAAGGGTACGTAGTAGGCTATCCATATAGACTAATTGTTTCTTCTCATTGTGCTGGTATGTCTGTAGTGCTGCGAGGTTATAACGCCAACGCCCAACCGTGAATGAATGTTCATAAATCATTGTCATATATTTATATTGGATTACTAAGGCATCTTCATAAACGTTAATAACATAATCATTATGATTGATATTCAATGCTAATAGTTTGTCTTGGCGTGTTGGTAGATAGCCGTGGTATTCACCATCGTTATCTATATGTGTAGTACCGTTACTGTAGTGTTTGAATAGTTCCATGCTATCCCCTTTGGTTATTCCTCTGGGTATTTAGCACGGTAGAGTATTACCTCTATTTCATTCTCATAGTAGCTATTCATTTCGGGAGTGATAGCCGTACCATCCTCTAGGGTGTACGTATGGTTCTGGACTGAGTAATAGAGATCGGGGAAGTTTGGCGTGATGATATGAATAGTATCATCCATATCATATGTGAAGTGTGTATTATAATATTCGTTCGTATATTCGTAGGACATAAAAAAACCCTCATAGTGTTAGTATGAGGGTATTTATTATTAAAGCAGATTATCGTACATCTTACGGCATTGTATACAGGATGATACTAGGGTAACTATTCCCACGATAAAACCCAACTGTTTCATAGTGCCCGTATCAAAGATTAGTACTAGCAGTAGTTGGATCATCATTCCCGTACAGAAGAAGTAAAGAATGAAATAGACTATCGAAATGATCACCCCTGCGGCCTTGGACTCAATACTAAACCTCTTAGCGAGGGGTACGGTTATTAGTCCTGGTAGCATTGCCAGCCAGCCTACAACCATTGAAAAGATGTAAGCAAGGGGGAATACAATGAAGGGGCTAACGTATTCACCACGTGCGGCTTCTGCTGCCAACATACCAGCGGGGATAAGGGAGAGGACGAGTAACGCCCCCGTTCCCGTGAATGTCTCGCGTAACCTAGCCTCTGTTATTGGCATGAATAAACGTTCCCCGATTGAATCACTTCATTAGCATCCATCACGGAATAGACACCCTTACCTGTGCGACTATCGAAGGTGATAGTAGTAGATCCGTTGTTATCCTCTTCATGATAGATATGGTTGTAACCCTGTATAGTACGGTCACGTACATCTAAACGTACGGTCTGTGTATAACGCTTTACCCGTGAACCCTTACGTTCTTCTACTTCCATTACGCAACTGTGACGCTCTGTAGTTCTCTGTGCGGCTTTATTACACTCTGGGTAGAATGAAGCGGCGTTACTCTGACAAATACCCTCTTGGGCTAGCTGAGTGAGATTTACGGCATGGGCGGGTAATGCTAATGCTGCCAATACCAATACTACAACCTTCTTCATAAGATTTGACTCCATATATTATAGTTACAATATAATAACACTACAAAGATTACCGCAGGTACTAATACTTTCATTAGTAACCCTCTGGACTTGGAACCATTGGATCAAGTCCTGTTGTGATTATCACCATTGCGATAACCAGTAGAAAGAATAGTATGGTGTTTACTTTCCACACTTGAGATCACCACGACCAAATTCATTACCATCCGTACCGTAGTAAACTATAGTACCGCGACCGTTTAGATCATAAACCTTAGCAGTGAGTTTACCGCCCGTAGAATCTGCCTTACCTACTAATTCCCACTGGTGATCCGTGCGGGTAGCAGAATGGAAGATGTTATTTGTATTCAGTTCATAATGACGACTTTCACCATTATTGAACTTGATAGTAGTTTCACACTGCCACGCCGGAACCTTTTCACTAATTGGATTGCCGAACATAGCAAAAGCAGGTGTAGAGATTGCTACCATTACGATAGCAAAAATTGTATTTTTCATTTTATTCCCCTTTGGTATTGATTTACGATTATAATAATAAAATCAGGCTATAATAGCTACTACCAACAATCAGGGGGTAATAGCTATTAGAAGTGATCTTAATCAGTAGCTAGCACTTTAGCTTTGAATTGGGCTAACAGGGTTTTATCATCTGCCCCGCTTTTGTCTTTCTTCTTGAATTCTTCAAAGTATGCCTGTGATACTTCATTGAGTTTACCACGGCTATTAATATGGAATTCTTTACCGTTCCACATTGCGTTAAGTGGATAGGCTTGCTGGTAATCTGTTGAGTACTCACGTAACAGGTTATCTACCTTTTCCATTTCTGGACGTGCCTTAATCAAAGTCTGATAGGCTTCACTATCGCGTAGTCCTGCTGGCAACTGCTTATTGATCACCGTGTAGGACTTCTGCCCGATAACAACCGTGAATGACTTATTGTTACTACTGCTACCCTTGCTTGCTGCCTTGGCCTTTACTGGAGCTGGAGCAGTAACACCGCCAGCAGCGGCTAACAGTTCTTCTACAGAGGTAAAGCCCGTATCACCAATTACCGATTTAAGAGCCTCCAGAGCTTCACGGCGGCGTTCTTCCTGTGCGGTAGCTACATACGCCTTAACATCCTGTAAGCGGCTTACCAGTTCATCTACTTCTTCTGGTGCGATTGCTGCCAGTTCCTTACGGCGTTCACTATCGGCTACCAGTTGGCCTACGTTGAAATCATCAGCCAGGATAGAGCGGATCATAGTTGCGGTAATTGTTTTAATAGACGACATAACTTTTCCTCATTCACTGAGATTAAGAGTTGATTGGTTTCGGTTAGTTTAGAGAGATCCCCCTCTGGGATCTCCCTGATTGCCTGAATCATCTTAACATCTAAATTAAACTCTACTAGCAGAAAATCTAACGGTAGAGTACGGATAGCTTTTACATACAGTTCATTCAATCGAATAATATCATCCATCATTGAATTGTTTCGGGATTGTATTTGTAGTTCCCGTCCTCTAGTACCGTACCGTTCATGATCCGGTGTAGCAGTTCCTTATAGATAAGGCTGTTTCGATCAATGACCGCCGTAACACCATTGTTAGATACATAGAGAATATGTGAACCGTTACCGCTTTCAATGATACGTTGATTCTCTGCCATTTCGTAGATAAAGGTATCACCCGCTACGCAAGTAATAGTAATTGGGTAGCCCTTATAGCTAATGTTACGAACGGGCATTACTGGTACAGACAATTTAGAGTTTAACATTTAAGCGTTTCCTAGTGATTAGTGCTAGTAAGGCTTGCTCTTTAGTAGTGTGCCAGCCTTTACCATCTGAGTACGGTTTGTTACGGTGGCGGGGGTGTCGGCTTAGTACTACACTACCCGCTTTCTTTCCGTAATCGTCGAATACTAAAATTATGTCACCTTCTACCTTTAGTTCCATCGTTCCCCCTTGCTGCCGTCTTGGTAGCTATTATTGGGGTATTAGCTAATGCGGTCAATAGCTAATAGCTAATTATTTTCACTAGAATAGCTAATGTTATGGTTTCTTAGGTTTTTTAGTTTTAGCTAATGGGGTTGGATTTAGGATAAGTTCTAGTAGTTCTTCGGTCATTTCCTTACCATTACTATAGAAAGTCTCTAGTAGCTGTGCGGCTACCTTCTTCTGTTCTGCTAGTGGATCTACTAGTGAGTTCTGGAAGAATTCTTCTTCGGTCATAGTGTGGTGGGTAATCTCCGCACCATCACCATAGATACGCCCATAGGGGTTTACCTGTACTACAATACGTGATGATATCTTGATATAGGTATCATTAACCGTAGATAGCTGTGCTTTCTGTGGTTGTCCGTTTACCTCATAGGTAAATTTAAAGTTTTTAGGATTGTTATTATAAATTGTGAATTTCATATGATTACCTCTTGTTTTACCTATTTAGCTATTATATAGTACTAACACTAGCTAATCGGGAGGTACAAATGGTAACTTACAACGAACGTGGTTCAATTACAGATGTATTAGTAAATGGAAAGTATGTAGGTGCGGTAGTTAAGGGGGAGGACGGGAAATATAGGACGGTACATAAGAATAACGCAATGCCAGGAGAGTTTACGGCGTTCCACTTCGCCGCCTACCATGTAGAAAAAGCAAAGCCCCAATAAAGGGGCTTTTTTATTTGCGTAGTTTTACATATAGTGCGTCTAGTGCTTCTTTTTCTTTTAGTAATTTTTCGTATTGTTCCTGTACTAGATCATTTTCCATAAAGCGTAGTACATGCTTTAGGGAACGAATTTTACCTTCTAGTTCACGGCTTAGATGATCTGCCTGATTACCAATAATATCCGCTAGTCTTGATTGATCACCTAGTACATTAGCTAATAGATTTTGTAGTAGTTGAGATTCTTCTGTACGTTCCCCTGGGTTTTGGGTGAGGCTAATTTGTAGTTTGTTTAGTTCGTTCAT